GGTAAGTCTTTATGTGGTTCGAGGGCATAGATGATATTCTTAATGCAGGTCGTGAGCCAGATCACAACAGGTTATTATATGACGTTGAAATCATTGACATATATGATGAAACAGGGAGGCTGATAAAATTGTGGTATCGTTTCAAAAGATGGTTTAAAAACTGGCTGTACAAATTAAATCATAAGTGAGGTGGTATAGTTGAAGTTAGTAAAGTATTTCGAGAATGAAATCATTAATACTCCGTCGGCTAATATGAAAGGAGTGGGTGAACTTATCGTTGCGTTACAGGTCATTCGGGCAAGATTGTTATACATAGATGTTAGTAAATATTATGACACCTGTGATAAGCTAAATGATTTGTGCAGTATTTTGGTCGGAAATATGAGTCGTGAAGATTACAAAGAAAAATGGAAGAAAGACTGAGGTTGATAAAATGGAATATCTAACAAGCGAGAAATGGCATGATGATGCGACAATAAGTGCATACGTGAGGTGGATAAATGCGATGTGCCCAACAGTTAATTCGATAAATACGCTCCAAAAGACGGAAGAATTGTATACTCCATACCGTGCAACATTCTGTATGCCAAAGATTAGCGATTATTCTTATACTAAAGTGCAGGCAATCAATAAGAGTAATAACACACGTTACGATGCAATGGAAACTGCAATTACTTTTGCTAATGGTGATAAAGTAACGGTATCATGCCCTATAGAAGAAGCCAATCAGTATACGGGCTTCTATACAGCCATAGCCAAATACGCCATGGGTAATTGTAACAAAGTAAATAATGAGGCAGATTATTGGATAAACAAACTTCCAAAGCAAAAAGCAAAAACAGAAGAAAAAGCGAGAAGGCTGAAAGAACAGGCTAAAAATATAAAGCGTAAGAAAGAACGCCGTTTGCAGAAAGAGCGTGAAGATATGGAAGCAAAAAGACTTGCAGATAAATATAAAATAAAGCTAATCGCTAATAAGAAATATGGTGTTCCACTTGACTTTGAGCCATAATAACTTTTATATAAAAATGTGATATAATATATATAAGAAGAAAAATAAACCGTTATTCTTCTTCATCAAAGAGGTCTTTTACTGATACACTAAGCGCCTCAGCAATAAGTCGAAGAGTTTCTAAGGTTGGCGAGCGTTGCCCATTCTCGATAAGATTGATAGCAGAAAATGAAACCCCCGACTTCTTTTCAAGTTTACGAAGCGTATATCCTCTTTGAGTTCTTATATCATATATTTTTATTATTATGCGCATGATAATAACCCCCTTTTGCAACATATGTTGTGTTTACAATAGTGAACAAATGTAAAAAGCTGTAGCAATTTAGTTGATTTTGTGGTATAGTTACATACAGAATAAGGCTTTTAAGCTTATAATAACCATATAAGTTTAGAATATACTTTGTCTGTATTGTTTGTAAAAAGGGGTAAATATATGATTAAAGCTAATGTTGTGATGTTGATAAGGAGGTCAAAAATGTAAACGTATTATAAAGAGATAATAATATACCGAGACGAGATAGAGATAGGCTAGGATATTAAGGAGAGAATGATATGATTAATTATAGTAGCATAATGGAAGAAGCACAAGCTGTAGTTGAAAAGTTTGAGGAACAAATCGAACTTTATATGGACAATGAACCCGAGAATGAATGCTCGGCAAAGTATGATAAGTGGAGTGAAGGGCTTGAAAAGCTTGAAACTATGCGTGATTTATTTCAGCATATAGTTGATGAATGCGAATATAACCTTAAATAAGGTGAACGCAGATGTTTGATTTATTCATGCTTATAGGTTGCTGGATAATTTACGGCATTGTAAAAGCTCACGAAAAAGCCGAGCTTGCCAGAAAGCTTCCGCCGAAACCAACTAAGCCTTATAACCTTGACAGGCAACTTGAGCTGATTGATTGGTTTCGTCATAAGAAAACGTACTACGACGGCACTCCATTTCCAAGTGACTTTTCACTTATAAACTGTGACGAGCAAGCTCGTCGTCAGCTTTACAAAGAGGGTTATGCGTGGATGTCGGCAAGTGGTTCATTATTCAAACTTGACGATTATATTTTCGACAAAGAGGGGTATATAGTTGGTTACAATTTTCCAACTAAATTAAAACCACAGAGAGAAAGAACTTATAGTAATATTAAGCACGAAAATGATAAAGATTAAATTATCGGCATAACAAAAAAGCTCCGAGGAAACTCGGAGTTTTTATTATGCAAAGAGTTTTATTTTCCAAAGTGATATATCAAGTTCTTCGTAATCGTCTTTGATAAATAAATCGTTGAAACTTTTAAGGTCTCTATCAACTACTTCTTTTTTATATTCATAGGCACTTGCAGAAGTGTCGACACGCTTGTTATAACTGTTTCTCGACCATTCCTGCGTTTTATCTAACTCAGTTTCATTTAACTCAACAATCTTATATTTCAATAAATCATATTTCTTTAACATCTTATGAGTGCCATGGAAAATACAAACAATACGTCCCTGAGCCTCTGATAATTTCTCCGAACTTATATGATTTAAGGAACAGCTGACCATAAGACCGTCATCAATCTCATATACTGCTGAATAACATATAAACTTATTGTTTTCGTAAGGGTCTATTTTCTTATATGCACTGAAATCATCACCAATTGAGCTACCCTTGGCACAACTTTCAACTTTTTGAACAAGAGCAAGTATATGTTGTTCGTCGTCATTTAATACAACTTTAGCTATTTGTGGTTTAAAAATGTTAAACAGTACAAAAATTACAATGATAATACCGATAACAATTAGAACCTTTTTATGCTTTAATAGTTTCGCTTTCATGTTTATCTCCCCTGATTCTATATAAGTTTTTACAGGTTAATTATACCCGACTAGGAAAACAACTTAATTTTCCAAAGGGAGAAATCTGTTATTTCTTCATAACCGTGTTGTGTAATGGTTTTAATTGCCGTTTGGTTATATTGGTTTGAATTATCGCTTTCTATATAATGCAAATCACTTTTATCAGATTTGTCCAAAATATTATAATCTTTTAAGGTGTCGGTATCACCTAGATAAATATAACTGGTATAATCACGGCAATACGATTCTAAATCTAATGATTCTGATAATGAAATTTCACGGTCAAACTCTGCATATAGTTCATCGTCGGTCTCAAGAAACAGTTTTATTTGTCTGTTGGCAAATTTATCATTTTCTTCATACTCGGTTGCATCTTCATAGTCAAGCCTATATAAAGCAATATCTTTGATTGATATACTTCTATTGGTATCATCTTCAATAATAAATACGCAATCTTTTACAAATTTTTCGTTGTCATTTAGAAAGATGTCCGCCAATTTGTTCTTAAATAAGAGAAAAGTAATAATCAGTAAAATTATTAGGCCTACTATTAATAGTAAAACTACTTTTATCTTTTGTGACTTTGTGTTCTTCATCAATGTCATCTCCCACTATCTGTTTTTTATATTAAGATTATATCGCAAATTTTACCACTTGTCAATAGATTTACACCGATACTCAAAAAAATAAAGTCTATTCCAAGTGATATTAAGGATAATCTTTCTGGGTTAAAATCACAATTGTCGCTGTTTACCACAGAAGAAGCTGAACAGCAATTGAACGATTTTATTGATAAAGTCAAAGTTGGCGGCATGAGCGTTAAAGATTATTTCAATAATCCCGTCAATAGTGGAAAAACAATTTTAAAGGGTTATGTGCGTGAAGTAGATGAAGCCTCTATGAGCGTAGAGGGTTTTACTCGTTACGGAAAAGAACTGACGAGTCAATTTGATAAAATGAATACCAAGGGTGGTATTGCTTCACTCATTTTTAAAGACATAGGTTCTATGGCTCTCAAAGCCTTACCAACATTAATCGTTACTGGCATTGGGGTTGCCATTGATTATTTTATTAATAAAGCCGAACGTGCAAAAGAAAAAGCTGACGAACTTAGCGAAGAATTAAATAATTCATTAAGCAGCTACAATGACAGTTTGTCACAGGTGTCTGGGTATGAAAAAGAATTTAACAAGCTTGCTAAAGGTGTTGATAATTTTGGGAACAATCTCTCATTGACCAATGACGAATATAATCGTTACAAAGACTTATCAAACGACATCGCAAAAATCAATCCTAGTTTAATAAAAGGATATGACGACGAAGGTAATGCTATTATAAACAAAAATAATGCCATAAGAGATACTATCAATTTGTTAAAAGAACAGCGAAAATTAGATACACTAAAAATGTTATCAGAAGATAATATAGAAGCTGTATCTGACGGATTGGACGCCAAGATTTCCGATACAAGAAAAGAAATGAACAATCTGGCAACAAGATTTATTAAATATCCAGATGATACCATGAATGTGATCAAAAGCTTTAGCGAAATATCTAATTATTTAGGCAATAATTTCTATAACGAATATAATGAGATATTAAGAGCCTTTGACAATTACAACAAAGTCGGCGACAAATCTAAATTTAAAACCTACTATGAAAATCAAGATGAAATTCATAACCTTGTACAAAAACTACTTAGCTACAAAACTGATGATAAAAGCTTGTCAAAATCACTTGAACAGTATCAAAAAGAGTTGTCAGATTCTTACGACCAATTGCAAAAAGCATTAAACAACACAGATAATGTCAACCTCTACAAGCAAATTGACAGTGAGATGCAAAGTTATACAAAAACGTATGATACATATTTGCAGGCGTATCTTACTACTTTGGACGGATATGATGAACTTACAAGTGGCGAGCAGAACATTCTTTCCTCGTTAGTGTCAAACTTTGAATTAGATGTAGAAAGTAATACCAAAGACTTTGACGAGCAATATGCCGACGAAGTGCAAAAGATCAATTCATTCTATGCTAATTTGAAAAATGGAGTAGATAATCATGGCGTACCGCTTTCTGTTTCTTTGGATATACTAACAAATTTGGATACAACACAAACCGTTTCAGAATATAAAAAGCAAATGGAAACTGCGCTAAAAAATATTGCTAATTCAGATTTTGCTAAAAACCAAGGGCTTTCAATCGACGATATCAAAGTCATGCTTGGTTTCTCATTTGAGACAAACGATAACGAGATAGAGGATGGGCTTACAAACAAGATTGAGAATATTGCCACTCGTGTTGTGAATCGGATACCGTCGTTGGCTGGCAACCAAAATGGTCAAGCAATTATTGAAGGCTTGCTTAAAAATCTTACCCCAGATAACATTGACACTTTAATGGATACCAGCCTTGACAAAATAAATTCATGGCAAGATGTTCTCGATCTCTTAAATGCAAAAACCACATTTAGCCTTGCTGACTACTCCGAGGATGTTGACAACGTTCAAAGCAAAATTGCCGCACTTGCTTCTGCGTATAAGGAAATTCAAGACGGCACTTTTGAAGTTGGTAGTAGTGGATGGGAACTCGTTAAAAGTTATGGGGAATTTCTTCCATACCTTGACGACACAAATGGCGGCTTTGAAGAACTCGGTAAGAAAATCAAAGAAGCAATGGGTATTGCTCCAAACGACCTGATTAAGCAACTTTCTCAACTTAAAGGTTTGAGTGACGCCGATCAAAAATCTGTAAATAATCTTATCAAAGTCCTCTATAAAATGAAAGATGTTAGCCTTTCAAATCTTACTTCAGACGGATTACTGACCGCCGAGAAGAATCAAGTACAAGCAATAATTGATAAGATAAATGATAAGAAAGACAAAGAACAGGAATACCTCGATACGCTTCAAGAAGAGGAAGATACTTTAAATGATATCATTGACAAATATCAGACCGCTGGTGATACTGCTATTGATTATATTGAAAAAGAAATCAGTAGTCTTGAGGATTCTCGTGACGATGTAGAGTCATATTACGACGACCTTATTGATAAACTCAAAGAGGAAAATGACGAACGTGATAGAGCCATTGAGTTGCAGGAAAAGCAAGACGCTGTAGCTAATGCAAAAAAGAAAAAGGTTGCTATCTATAGCGAAGCAAGTAGCTGGCATTTAGAAACCAACTCCGACGAGGTTGAAAAGGCACAACAGGAACTTGATTCACTACAAAACGAAATAGCTATTGACAATCTTGAAAAAGAGAAAGAGGCTGCTATGCAACCTTATACCGATCAAATTGAGGCATTTGAAAAGTATAAGCAAGCATGGAGCGATGCTATGAGTGCCTATACAAACAACCAGAATGAAATGATTGCGCAACAAATTTTAGGTATAGATTGGCAGGGTAAACTTCACAATCAGGATATCGGTATTCTTAACAAATATCAAACTGATTATAGCGGTTATCAAACTAAACTCAAAGATAATGTTCAAAAAGAGAAAGAGATTATTCAAAACCGCATTGACCAATATGCAAAAGAAGCAGATGAGTGGGAGAAGTATCTCAAACAATTTGATACATTCGTTTCCGATTTATCTGACCAAGACGTTAAATACTTTGAAGAACTTAAACTCAAAACACTTAATGAAAAGAGTACATACCAAGAGCGACTTGATGCTTTGCGTGAATTTAAAGCCGATTATATTCAGCTATCAGATGACCTGGCACAATATGAGGGCACCTCTATAAAGAAAGCTTTGTCTGGTAGCGGCGTATATGCTGTCGAAAAAGATAACGCAATTCTTGGTGCATACACCACCAAAAAGGAAGCCGACAAAGCCATGTATAAGTTTGCGGGGCAAATGATAAGTGAAAAGGTTTCAATGCTCGGTGGCTTGAGTAATATCAGTGTAACCAAGCTTGCGGAACTACAAAAGGAGATACGCTCAAAATTCAAGGTAAAGCAGTATGCGACGGGTGGAGTTAATAGCTACACGGGAACGGCTATGCTACACGGAACACCATATAAGTCTGAGGTAATCTTTAATTCTTCAGACGCCAAGAAACTCTATGACATTGTACACAATACTCGCAATGTTGCAAGCGTTGTTGGTAAGACTATAGGTGACAATCTTGTAAGTGGTACGCAGGCGGCTGGATCAATGTTCACAACAAATGATACCACTAATGGTGATACCACAATTACATTTAGAATTGGCGAAATTCATACTACCGACGGCACAACATTCTTACAGCAAATGAATGACTATTTGAAGCAAGCAGACCGTGACCGCATGATAGGTAGAAACAGATAATACAAAACGAGCCGTCAGACCTTGGCGGCTCTTATTTATTATAAAGGGTGGTGAAATGAATGATAATGACACCTACACTGGTTTTTCCAGATGACGAGGTCGTAAAAATAGATAAACACAAGGGCGAGGGCGGTGAATATGACCGTGCGCCACGTTTTAGCTACCAGTTTAATTGCACGGCGGGTTCTGCAATGCGTTGGGCGTTGTGTACCTATACAAACATAAGAACTGGGGAACAGAACTATTCTTATTTTCCTAAAGGCGGCGATATCAATACATTTTACAATGGTGATAAAGTTGATGTAAATGAGTTGGTTTTTAATGACATAGCAAAGAATGGTCACGATTATATGTATCAGTATACGCTGTTTCAAACAGACCCAACGACTATTGCCGACGACACACAGTATGGTGACGGTGTTGGATTGTATGATATGTTCTTCTGCCGTGGTAAAATCCAATCTTCGGGTACTACATCAAGTTTTATGATTAACAAGGAAATTGCAAATCTCAAGAGCGCGTACTATTATGAGCGTTCCGACGGCTCAGTGTATTTAGTCGGCGGCGCCTATATCGAGATTGGAGAAGAAAGACGACTGATAGAAACCTACGATTATAAAACTGGTAACGTAAGATTAAAGTCTGGTTTTACAACAGCCCCCGCAAGAGGAACTGTGTTTAGGATTTTTACAAATTACTTTATGGATAAGCCGCATTATGTTAAATGCCGTGAAGATCCACAGTGCGATTTTACTGTATCAATCTCTTCTAAAACAGCAAATCCAATTGAGTGTAAGACAAGTTATATACATCCAAACCATGTCGGGCTAAAGTATTACAAGTATTACCTTTATCAACTTATGGGAACGACTGGCGCTATTCATGACGGCAAAATTCTTGAAACGTCGGCATACAACTATGTAACTATCGAGCCAGGTATTGCTGATAAAATAGAGGGTAAATATATAATGATTGAAAGCTCGCCCTCGGAAAACATGGGGCATGTTTACAATGGAACAAGCGCATTAATCGTATCATACGATATTGATACAGGTGTGGCTAGTCTTAATTATTCGGCTCGTGATTTGATAAAAGGTTCACGATATACTATTTACAATGGCAATGAACGACTTATCGACGAGAGCGACGAGATATATGATTTTGAACTCAAATACTCATTTTATGCAAATTGC